GGATCTTTATAACGAAGTTGATAAAGATATGTTGTTTGCAGAGCTTTATAATGAGTATGTATTGTGTGGTAAAGAATGGCAATTGAACAAAGAAGAAATAAGCATTTTAAACGATTTTACATACGCAAATAAGTCCGTTTGCGTTGAAGAGGAACTGCTATTGCAATACTTCAAAGAACCAAATGCAAAGTACTCCGAATGGCTAACCAACACCCAAATATTAAACATCATCAGCCAGGATACAACTTTGCGATTGACGCCAAAAAAGCTTGGTCAAGTGTTGAGTAATTACGGTTATGTGAAAGAACACAAAGTAATAAACGGCAAAACTTCTGGATGCTGGTTTGTGGCAAAAAGAAGCGAACCGCTTGAAAAATTTGCTTAAGCATTGAAAACAAAGGTACTTACAAGTATTACAGATAAACAGATAAAATCTGTAATAAACGTAGTTCTATATATATATAAAAATGTGTATGTGTATATATATATAATAATAATAATATTATACTTATTTATATACTTTTATCTGTTTATCTGTAATAACTTTATTAACTTCTTGAATTTTAAATAACTTAAATATTACAGATCGTGCAAAACATCTGTAATAATCTGTAATATCTGTAATAACATGAATCTAAGAAATTACCAAATTGAAGCAATCCAGAAACTTCGCAATGCAATTGCAAGTGGTCACAAGAAAGTCATTCTTTGCGCTCCGACTGGAGCGGGCAAAACGGTGATCTTTTCAGAGATGTGCAGAAGTGCAATTGAAAAGGGCAAAACGGTTATGATCATTACAGACCGCGTGGAGTTGCTAACACAATTTGGTGGCGCCTTAAACCGCCTTAAAATACTACCAGAATACATTCAAGCCTTTACAACGCACTTGAATAGATATTCGATTTATGTTGCAATGGTTGAGACAATCTACAGGCGCTTAAGCCAGCCCGAATATTTGGCACTTTTCAAGCGTCTGGATATGATTATTTTTGACGAGGCGCACAAGCAAACATTCACAAAGCTTATGCCGTTCGTGAACCCGGATGCAGTTGTAATAGGCGCAACGGCGACACCATATCGACAAGGAACCCAAGAAAGCCTGGACAAGCATTATACCGACATTGTAAACGTTGTGGACGTGCAAGACTTGATTGAACAAGGGTATTTAGCCAAGCCTTCTTATTTCGGCGTGCAAGTTGATTTGCAAGGCATCAAGACTGTTGCTGGTGACTACGATCCGAATCAAGTTTCGGCAATGTACAGCACTTCGCAAATTTACAAGGGCGTTTTGCAAAATTACAAGCGGTTAGCAAACGGCAAAAAAACTTTGGTGTTTTGTTCGAACATTGCAAGCTCCAAAGAACTTTGTGCGGAATTCACAGCGCACGGCGTGCCCATAATGCACGTGGACGCCTCTACAAGCCCCGTAGAACGACGAAACGCACTCGACTGGTATAAAGTGACACCCGACGCAGTTTTGTCAAACGTGGGGCTTTTTACAACGGGATTCGACGAACCTACAACAGAATGCATAATTCTTTACCGTGCCACGAAAAGCGTGCCCTTGTATTTGCAGATGTGTGGGCGTGGTTCCAGAACGGCGGATGGCAAAGACGGCTTCATGATTCTTGACTTTGGTAATAACGTTTTGACGCATGGTTTCTGGGATGATCCACGGGAGTGGAGTTTGCAAAAGAAAGAAAAGAAGAAATCAAGTGGCGTTGCGCCCGTGAAGTTGTGCAAAGATTGCGGGGCGTTGATTCCTAACGTTGCACGGGCGTGCGTGTTTTGCGGTTGTGTGATACCGAAGACAGAGCGTGAAGTTGTTGCGGAATTACAGGAACTCACAAGAAGCGAAGCGATGCAAATGGCACGGTCTGCAGATGTTGAAACGTGGTCATTGCTATCAAAAGCAAAAAAGATTAATTCGATTTGGGTTGTTAAGAGTTTATGTCGTAACTTGCAAGAAGCAAAACAATTTACAGATTTAATGGGCTACGCAAGCGGGTGGCTCTGGATGCACTGGAGAAAGAAGTGATGGCTGAATTAATGAATATAGGTAACACTTTACCTAGCAAGATTGAAGACCTTGCAAAGTTCGTGCTTATTGGCCGTGATCAATTGAATATGGTAAGGGCTGGAATTAAGGCTCTTGATAAATTAGATATGGCAAAAGATGTAAGAGAACAAAAGAAACAAGAAGCCCAAATGCTGGCAGAAGCTTTGATGGATGCGGAAGTTCGTATTGGTGAGATTTTGCTAGCGATGCCAAAGGCAAGCGGTAAAAATAACCAATATGTACAAGAAAAAGTGAAAATCCTCAGCGGTGAGGAGTTTCACTCTGACCCTAAACCAGAACCCAAGCCTATTGAAACCAAACAAGAAGCGGCCACAAAACTAGGGTTCAATAAGCAACAAGTTGAACGTTTTCAAACCCTTGCACAAAACAAAGACGTTGTTGAGCAAGTGAAACAAGAAGCCCGTGCAAATGATGATCTTGCAACTCGCACGGCGGTTTTAAAAGCTGTAAGGGAACAAGAGCACATCAAAAATAGATTTTCAAGTGCAATAGATATGGCAAATAATTATACAAAAGTTGAAACCGCTCAACAAGCAAATGAATACATTGCTCAAGAATTAAGCGTAAAATATGGGGATATTTATTTAATAGGCAATAGGCACAAACTAATTATTTCAGATGCTTATGATATAGAATTAATAAAAAAGATATTTGGCAAAATAGATGCCGTTATAACCGATCCTCCGTATGGTATAAATTACAAGAGTCCTTCTGGTTCAGGTGAAACAAAACGAGGTGATTACAATATTATTATTGATGATAACAAAGATTTTGATCCCTCAATATTATTTGAATATAGCAACAACGTTGTTTCATGGGGTGCTAATCATTATGCAAATAAGTTACATAATTCTGCTGGCTGGTTAATTTGGGATAAGCGTGAAAGCGATGCAATAAATAACAATTCCGATTGCGAACTAGCATGGTCAAACATGGTTAATTCAGCTAGGTTGTTTCATCATAAATGGAACGGAATGATTAAGGCTAGCGAAAGAAATGAGCAAAGAATACATCCGACTCAAAAACCTGTGAAATTATTTATATGGACTTACGAAATTACACAAGCTGGTCAGTTTATACTTGATCCATTTTCTGGTTCAGGCGCTTCTTTAATAGCTTGTCATGAAACAGGTCGGACTTGTTATCTTGTTGAAAAAGATTTATCTTTTGCCGCAGCATCTATAATGCGTTTTAGAATGGCTGGCTTAGAGGTAAAAAAAATATGAGTACTTTTATTCAAGATCAAGACAGAGTTGCAAAATTTTATAAAAACAATGATCAAAAAATAAAAAAAATTCTTGGTGAATTAAGTATAAACATTGAATATGAAACAGATCAAATATGTAAAATATTAGATAAGTATAGCAATATAGATTTTATATCTATAAAAAACGGATGTGTTTACGGTATATCTGCAAGAGTAAACTTTGCACAACATACCCAAAAGCATTTGACAATAAGATACAAAAGAAAAAACGGAACTAAAACAGAGTACGAAAAGGCTTTGCAAGTTTACAAAAGAATGCAAGATTACCCATTAATAAGTTCTTATCATATTCAGATGGATAGTAATGAAGACATGATTATGCAAAGAGCAATAATAGTTAATAAGAAACAATTGATAGAGACTATTGAAAGCAACAAAGAATATTTTGAAAATAACTATATGAATACTGTTAAAGGCGATGGGAACAGTTATTTTAAGATACCTTTTGCTTATTTTGCACTAAACAAAAAAATAGATTTTAAGCACTATGAATGAATCCCAACTGCAAGCCCTTTGTTTTCAATCACACTGGAATGCATATCCCGAAGAACGTGGACTTTTGTACATGAACTTTAACAATCCCCAGAACGCACGGCACGGGATGCACTTGCGTTCGATTGGCTTGGTTGCTGGTGTTGCTGACATGACGTACTTGCATCCTGGTGGCGTGGTGTTCTTGGAATTCAAGGCTTTGAAGGGGCGCCAGAGCGTGCTTCAGATCGAGTGGCAAGCGAGGGTTTTGAGCGTGGGGTGCAAGTATGCAATAATTAAATCGATTGAAGACTTTTGGCAAGCAATAGGCAAATAAGAATGGAATTACAAACGGCAATCGAGATACTGGAATACTATCAGGAATGGAGACTAGGTAAACGTGAGGATATCATTCACGAGCCAAAGAAATTGACAGAGGCTATCGATGCAGTACTAAGTGAAATTAAGAAGCATCCAAATACCAAACTTGGACAATAGCTTGGTCATGGTGTCCAAGTTACTGTCACAAATTTAGCATGTATTTGCTACAAAAATAGGATTAAGAAATGAGTAAACTTGCTGTGATCTTAACCACCAACAAAGCCCGTGAGGGCGTTGGTCAGTATTCCGCTTTGTATTACGATTTGTTTGTGATTGATTACGAAACAGACGGGAGTTACAAATACCAAGCAATCAAGAAGCTTATTGAAGACCGTGACATGCTGAATACTTACGACTTCTTTTGGTTTCCAGATTACGATATAAAAATAAATGATGCTGACTTAAGAAAATTAGTTAAGTTGACAAGGGCAAGCGGATTCGATTTAAGTCAACCAAGTTTGTCAAGTGATTCTTTTGCAAGTTGGGAACTTACAAAGCACGTGCCAAACAGCTTAACACGTGAAACGAATTTCGTCGAGATCATGTGTCCTTTGTTTACAAGCGTGTTTTTAAAAGAGATGCTGTGGACTTTTGACTTAAACTTTTCGGGCTGGGGCTTGGATCACTTGTGGTTCGCCATGAGTGGCAATTACAAGCTTGGAATCATTGACGCCGTGCAAGTTTCACACGTGAAGCCTGTGAGTTCACATACGTGGATTTTGCCGAACGGTAAAACAGCGCAAGAAGAAATGCAAGATTTATTAATAGAATTTGGAATTGGACATGAGTAAGATTGAATTGAAAGGAACTATTGAACAAGTTGGCGACGTGCAACAGATTAGCGAAAAGTTTTCAAAGCGTGATCTTGTGTTAAGGATTGAATCTGGCAAGTATTCGGAATTCATCCGATGCGAAGCAACCAACCAAGCTTGCGATTTGTTGAACGGTTACAAGCAAGATGACGAGGTTTCAATAAGTGTGTATTTGACTGGCAGAAAGTACAACAAGCCGACTGGCGAAGTTGCTTACTTTACAAGTGTGAAGCTAAGTGCAATAAACAAAGTGGAGCCGATTAGCAATGCCGAAACTATACCGTTTTGATGCGATGCCGTTCTTTGATTGGCAAAAATATAAAACAGGTTACAAGACCAAAGTAATATACTATTCAAGTGAATGCTATTGCACTTTGATCCCGTACGATAACGGCTGGAAGTTCACGATCTTTTCAGAAGCCAACAAAGCAATTATCAAATATCGGTTTAGACAGTGTACATTGCAAGAAGCTAAAGACAAAGCGGAGTACTACTCAATATGCGATTAGCAATCATTGTACCTTTTAGGGACAGGCATGAACACTTAAAAAAGTTTATTCCGTACATGAGCACGTACTTGACAATGCAAGGGCACGACTTCGAGATCTTGATTGTTGAGCAAGAGCACGGTAAGCCGTTTAACCGTGGCAAACTGTGTAACGTTGGCTATAATTCAGTGCAAGCCGATTACTACGTGTTTCACGATGTTGACATGTTACCAATTACTGCAGACTATTCGGCGTGCTTAAGCCCAACGCACTTGGTTGCAAGTGCAACGCAATTTGAAAAGGGTATTCCGTACGATACATATTTTGGGGGCGTGACAATGTTTCCGAATGCAGACTTTATGCAAGTGAATGGTTTTTCGAATGACTTCTGGGGATGGGGCTCCGAAGATGATGACTTGATCAGAAGGTGTGCACAAGAAAAGCTAGTAATCACAAGACGTGAGGGCGGTGTGTTTGAAAGTTTGGATCATGCAATTAACATAGATCCAGAAAGCGCAAAAGCAAATTTTGAGCTTTATGTAAAGGGCACCAGCGATGGTTTAACGACACTAGAATTCAAACCGAAATATAAACAAATATTAACTTCAAAAGTATCAATTTTACAAGTATCCATTTAAGGTTTTTTTATGCAAGCTCTTAAGACTTTTTTGCCCTTATTTTTGGGCGCATTTCTTGCAATCTTTTTTACCATTAATTCAAATTGGCAATTCAGCACTTTTGCATTTGGCTTAAGCAAGTATGCGCTTGCAATTGGTTGCGCTTGGTTTGTAGATTCATTATTAATTAAAGAGGCGAATACCCGTGAAATCATTTCTTCAAATCCTATTGCTTACAGCTTGTTTCTTACAGCCAATATACTCACAGCCGCTTTGTGTTTCTCGCAGTCATAAGACGTACGAAATTGCACGGGGCTTTATAGGCACCAAAGAAGTTGGCAATAACGGCGGTTACTGGGTGCAAAGATTCCAGAAAGTTTCAAAGGCTCCAAAGGGTTCGCCATGGTGTGCAGCCTTTGTTAACTTCTGCCTTGATTCCGCTGGCGTCAAGGGTTTGCCGTTCACAGGGTCAGGCCTTGCAAGAAGCTTCGCAACAAAGAACAAAACAATTAAAGCCAATACATTTAACGGCGAATTACCAGCTGGCACGATCATTGTTTGGCGTCGTGGCAATACCTTGTTTGGTCATGCTGGTGTTGTTGAAAAGTGGAACGGCACCAAGGGCACTACGGTCGAGGGCAACACGTCAAGCGGTGTTAGAGGTAGTCAAAGCGATGGCGATGGCGTTTGGAGGCGACGGCGTGCAATTGATCCAAGTAACTTTTTTAGGATCACAGACTTTATACTTTTTTAAAGCTCCTCCCAGAGTTTTCGACATTAGCCCTTCGGGGCTTTTTTTATTTTTAATTTGTTACATAAAGAAAAACCCGTATATTGCAATCACTTAGAACGGAGAATTTTAAGTAACTGCAAAAAGAATTCAGCTCTCATTGGTTCTGCCTGTTGAAGAAGCTCTTAACGAAAGTTGAGGGCTTTTTTTATTTTTATTTGGAATTGTCAAAAATATTTCTTAACATACGATTACTTCTCATGCTCCTTCTCCAGACGAGGGGGGCGCAACATTGCAAACCCCTTGTTTTAATATATAAAGAAAATGGAATTTGTACCAGACATTTTAAAGAACATTTTAGCTAGCTTAGTAAGCACGGTCACGATTGTTTTAATGTTTTTGCGATACATGAATAAAACACAAGTCGGCCATGCAAATCAGATTAGCTCGATAATCAAAGACACGGCGGGGGCGGTGTTTAACAGTTCGCAACTTGAATACCGTGTGAAGCAACTAGAAAAAACAGAGAAAGAAAATGCTATAAAGATGGATGAACAGTTCGAGAAAGTGAACGCACGGCTTGATCAGATTTATGCAATTATGGCAAATAAATAATGAAATTTGGTTTTGAATATTGGAACGAACCAACGCCCAAACTTGTCCGAAGAGTTGCGGGTGCTTTTGCAAGTGCTGGAATAGCGGGCTGTGGTTTTGCTTTATTACGTGAACAAATATGGCTAGCGATTGTGTTGCTTTTTCTTGCAGTTGGTGGTTCTTTTGTAGCCAAATTATTTGCGGAGAATCCATGAGAAACAAACTTAACTTGACAATTTACCGTGGTGAAACCTTTTCGATTGTTGTGGATCTTGAATACACGGGCGGTACTGCAATCAATTTGACAGGTGCCACGATCACATCACAATGCAAGATCAAGAGCACAAACGAAACTTTATTCAGCTTTAACACTGCAATACAAGCACCAGCAACAAACGGCATTTTTACGCTATCGTTGCCAGCCTCAAGTAGTGCAAGTTTGACACCACAAAAAGGCTTGGTGTACGATGTTAAAATTGCTTGGGCTGGTGGTGACACCAAATATTGGCTTGGTGGGGATGTAGATTTAGTTGACACGGTGACAACATGAATGATTCCGTAAACGTTACAGCAAACACGGATGCTGTAAGAATCTCGATCTTACCGTCTACAAATGATGTTGATGTAAGTTTGAATCCAGAATACATTAAGATTCAAGTTGGTTCGACATTAACGGCGTCGAGCGGTTCGTTTGTAATTGGTGAAACGCCAAGCGGTGCAATAAACGGAATTAATGCAACGTACACGACGGCGCAAAACTTTGATGCGGATTCAATCGCATTGTTTGTAAACGGCATACAAGCGACAAAGGGCATTGATTACACAACGAGCGGAACCAATACAATAAACTTTACTTATTCCCTTGCAACGGGCGACTTATTACGTGCAAATTACAAGGTTTAAACAATGGCAGAAACGCAAATAGCTGGTAGACAAATAAAAGACGGTGCAATAAATAACAGCAAAGTTACGGCGGGTGCTGGTATTGAAAGTTCAAAACTTGCGGACGGTGCGAACTTTATAAAGAAAGACGGCTCTGTTGCTTTTACAGGTTCCGTATCACTTGGCAATCAAACCATTACAAGCCTTGGAACTCCGAGTGCTTCTACAGATGCAACAACAAAGGGCTATGTAGATACTGCAATTGCTGGTTTGTCAAGTGCTTATAAGTACAGAAACGTACACGTTGCAAGTATTGCAGACGTCACGATTTCGAGTGCTCCTAGTTCAATCGACAGTCACTCTTTGACAAGTGGCGAACGGGTGTTATTGAAGAACCAATCAACAACAAGCCAAAACGGAATCTACGATTTTAACGGCACGGGCGTTGCAATGACACGTTCAAGCGATTCGAACGTGTGGGATGAGATCACAGGAACTTTGGTTTTTGTCGATCAAGGCGCAACGAATGCAGATACCAGGTTCTATTGCACATCAAATACAGGTGGCACGCTAGGCTCAACTGCTATAACATACGTGCAAGACACGGCGGGTGCTTTTGGTGTTGCTAATATCGTGACTGAAGAAACGCCAAGCGGTTCGGTAAATGGTTCGAACACAAGTTACACACTTGCAAACACGCCAACGGCTGGTTCTTTGAAGTTGTTTTTGAACGGCATCCGATTGAAAAGCGGTGCTGGCAATGATTACACGATAAGCACAAACACAATTACAATGACAACGGCTCCGATAAGTGGCGATGTATTAATTGCAGATTATTTAAAGTAAGGTTTTAAGATGCCAGAAACAAAAGTACGAAGCGGTCAACTTGGCACTTCTTTAACTAGCAAGACAATTGACAGTACAAATACGATTAGTACCGACTTAACAAAGCTTACAATTGCTGGCGGTACGAACGGACAAGTCTTAAGTACCAACGGCGCAGGGGCTTTGAGCTTTATTACAGCAAGCGGTGGTGGTGTGTCCGATGGTGACAAAGGGGATATTACTGTAAGCGGGTCGGGTGCCACTTGGACTGTTGACAATGATGCAATAAGCTACGCAAAAATTCAGAATGTTTCCGCTGCTTCGAAGCTTTTGGGGCGTGGCGATTCAGGTTCTGGTGATACTCAAGAAATTACACTTGGCACGGGGCTAACAATGACAGGCACCACGCTAGCGGCTAGCGGTGGTGTTTCGGATGGTGATAAAGGGGACATTACAGTCAGTGCTTCTGGAGCTACTTGGACAATCGATAATGACGCCGTAACATATGCAAAGATGCAAAACGTTTCGGCGGTATCAAAGCTTCTTGGCCGTGGTTCCGCAGCTGGTGCTGGTGATACGGAAGAAATCACTCTAGGTTCTGGTTTAGCAATGACGGGCACGACATTAAGCGCATCTGGTGGCGGTGGCACGGGTGCTTTAGTGCAAGTTGACACGATCACATCCACAGGCACATGGACAAAGCCAGCTTGGGCAAAATACTTTAAAGTATTTTTGGTTGGTGGCGGTGCTGGTGGTGGTTCTGGCAGAAGGGGGGCAACTAGTTCAGTAAGATACGGCGGGGGTTCTGGTGCTGGGGCTGGTATTGTGATTGCAGAATTTTCAGACGCACAAGTTACAGGCGACCAAACAGTTACAATTGGAGCTGGTGGCACGGGTGGCGCTTCAATTACCGTAAACAACACAAACGGAGATAATGGCACTAACGGCGGTGTAAGTTCTTTTGGTTCTTTGATTAGTACTTTGGCGACTAACTTTGGTTCGGGTGGTTCCGCTTCTTCTGGATTAAGAGGTCAAATCATGGCAAATACAACTCCTTTTGGAGCTTTTTCTTTAGGTAGCGGGTCTAATGGTGGTAACGCTTCTGTATCGGATATTACATACCTTACAGTTACTAATAACATTGTTACAGGTGGATATTCGGGTGGCGGTGGTGCTGGGGCTCCGACAAATGGGACTGCAACTGCAACTGGTGGTGGTATAAATGTGTGGGGCGGTTTATTGCCAAGCGTCGCCGCTTCAAGCGGTGGCACCAACGGCGGCAATGGCAATGACGGCGTAACCTTTACTTATGGATATTTAACGCTTGGTACTTGTGGCGGTGGAGGATCCTATAAAACAGCACAAGCAACTGGCCGTGGTGGTGACGGCTCTTACGGGTCGGGCGGTGGTGGTGGGGCTGGTAGTGACAATGGCTATGCAAGTGGACGTGGTGGTAATGGTGGCGGTGGTATTTGTGTTATACTTTCGATAGGTTAAAATGAATTACGCTTTAATAAACAAAGATACTGGCAAAATTGAAAATATTATTATTTGGGATGGTTTAACGCCAATTGATTTAGCAAGTAATATACAAGCGGTTGTTTGCACTCCAGAACATGAAACCGAATGGAGCTTGCAAAATTACGTGGAACCCATTGAACTGAATGAAGAACAAAAGTTATTACAATTATTGCTAGAAAAATACGGCGGTACTGAATCTCCTTTGGGCTTATCTTGAGTTATCAAGAAACCAAGCACACGGTTCGTCTACGCCTTAAAATGGACGAGGCCGAAGTGATATCCAAGATGCGAGGTATCGCAGAACCAGACGCCCCTATGGACTGGTTGGATGCAATGCCAGACGGTCGGAACCAATCACACGCCCTTGTCAGGATTGAAGGAAAGACGGCGGTGTTTTGCGATATTCATTTCGGGGCGCACGACATCGTAGCTTTGAAAGCGGCGATACAAACGGCAAAGCGTGAAAAGTGTATTAACATTGTGTTGAATGGTGACGTAATTGACTCACATCGATTATCAAGGCATCCACAGGAACCAGAGGCACCACGTTTTACCGAAGAACTTGCAATAACAAGGCAATTTTTACAGGGGTTGCGAAATGAGTTTCCAGACGTGCGGATTATATTCAAGGCTGGGAATCACGAAGACAGGTTGCAAGCGTATTTAATTCGTAATGCCGACGCCGTGCAAGAGCTTATAAATTGGCCTAGCCTTTTGCACTTAGATGAATACGGTATTGAATTTGTTGAGTCAGGGCAGTTTATGAAAGTAGGCAAAACGTTTATTGCACATGGTCACGAATTCAAGGTGAGCGGAGGTATTAATCCAGCAAGAACGCTGATTTTAAAAACGTACGTCGACACGGTTATAGGGCACGTGCACAGAACAAGTTTTTCAAGCGGTCGGAGCTTAGACAATAAATTTATCAAGTGTTATTCGATTGGTTGTTTGTGCAAGTTGGTCATGAATTATATGCCACATTCGAATAGCAATCACGGGTTTGCGATTATCGATCAAGTTGGGAACGTGAAAAATTATTTAATTGAAAACGGGATTGTATTGCAATGATGAACAGAGACTTTTTTGCGTGTGTTATGTGGGCTTTGCTTATGCTTTTGATAGGCTTGAGCTTTGGTCATTCATGCAATAAAGGAACTGCAATCAAAAACGATACAAGCATTGTGACAAGGATTGTTGAACGTCCCGTATATATTAAAGATACAATAAAAGTAAAAAGCGTGCAACTAAAATACAAAGATTATTTTCACACTGACACCCTCGATATTCCGTGCAATGATACCAACTTTATAGCTCAAGCGGATAGCGTAATCACGTCCACAAATGACACGATCAACATGGCGTTTAATTACACAAACCGCAGGGGCTATTTTTCTTTAGTTTATCGACCACGTCCAGATTCAATACAAGTGCAAACAATCACGATACCAGTTGAAGCAAAACAGAACTACGGGTTCTTGGTTGGTTCGTTTGGGCTTGGTTTGGTTTTGGGTGTTGTGTCAGGAGCGAAAAGATAATGCCAAAACTAGGTAACCCAGAAAATTTCAAAGGCAAAGGATTTCATACGAATCCAGAACGCATCAACAAAAAGGGACGCCCAAAATTGCCATCTTTGCAAGAAGAAATGGCAAAGTTGTTAAGCGATGAAAAGGACGGAATGAATGCCTTGTCACTTATTTTGCAAATCTTAAGACGTGAAGCTACAAAAGGTAATATCCGTGCAATCGAACTTTTGCTTAAGCGTGCGTATCCTGAAAGTAAGCAACACGACGACGAACCAAAAGCAAGGCTTGAATTAGTCTGGGGCGTGCCACATGAAAATAAGGATTAAGCCCCATGCAAAACAACTTGAAATTATTAACACTCGCAATCGGTTTAATGTTATTCGGTGCGGTCGTCGCTTTGGTAAGTCTTATCTCGCTTTTGCTCTTGCCCTTGAAAAGATGCTGGAAGTTGACGGCGCAATGGTTTTATACACGGCGCCAAGTTACACGGAACTCAAAGGACGGCAAAACGAAGCAAGGCAATTATTCGCACCACTTGGAGCGACTTTCAAAGACGGCGAGATTAAACTAGGCAACTCGCAATTAAACTTAGAAGGTATTTGGCGTGCAGACGGGTTGCGCGGTAATAAGTTTCACAGAGTGATCCTTGACGAGTGGGCGCATTGCCCAAATGCAGAAGACGCTTGGAACTTTGTTATAAGTCCGATGCTAGCAGATTACGAAGGCGATGCGTATTTTTTTTCGACACCAAAAGGCAAAAATCACTTTCATGAACTTGACCAAAATTCAAATATTTACTCCGATTGGCAATCGTTCCATTACTCAACTTACGAGGGCGGACAGATTAAAGAATCCGAAATTGATCGCCAAAAAGAACAGATGCCGTCAATTGTATTCGCTCAAGAATTCCTTGCTGAATACGTTGACCGTTCCGCGTCTAAAGTTAAGCGGGATTGGATCAAGTTATCAGATAACAAACAGATCACGGCTTATTATATTGGTGTCGATCTTGCGATCTCACAAAAAGAAACTGCAGATTATACGGCGATCATTACAATTGGCACGACTGCACAAGGTGAGATTGTGATCGTTGATGCAAAACGTGGCCGTTGGAGCTTTGTTGAAATAGGTTCTGAAATTATCGCAATGGAAGCCAAGTGGCAAGCCCGTGTGGTTGCGGTCGAATCAAACCAAGCGCAAGCGTATATGGTGCAAGAACTGAAAAGGAACACACGAATGAACGTTGTTGGTGTGCACTCAACCCGTGACAAGATTACACGGTTTCAACCCGTCGAAGCAAGGTACGAACAAGGGCTTGTGTATCACGTGACGCACTTAGATCCAGAATTTACAGACGAACTTTTGAGCTTTACAGGAACGCCACAAGATAGGCACGACGATTATATAGACGCATTAAGTCATGCGTTTAATGCTATTCGCAAAACTCCGAGTATATACGTATGAGCTTACTTGACGATATCAGACAAAGAATTTCAAATGCCATTTTACCAAGTGGCAAAAGGTTGCAACGCCCTTATCAATCGAGTTCTTCTTATAGGCAAGTAACTGCAATACCAACAGGGAACGAGCTTTCAATGAGTTTGCGTGGCACGGTGTTTGCTTGTTTGCAACACAGGGCGAACGCATTAAGCGCAATTCAATTTAACACGTTCAAAGAGCACAACTTTACAAAGTCTGAAGTTGGCAATGATAACTGGGCGGCGCATTTAATTGCAAATCCAAACCCGTATTTTACTAGATCGCAGGTTTTCAGTTTTATCGAAAATTGGTTATCAATAAACGGTAATGCTTTCATATGGACGCCAACAATTGGCTATAAAGTACCGCTTCAAATGTGGGTATTGAATCCAACGCGCGTGCGTGTTGTTATGGGTGGGGATAACTTTATTCAAGGCTATACGTACCAAAGCGTTTCAGAGGGCGTAATACCAATACCAGAAAATGAAATGATCCACTTAGCAAGAGTTCATCCTGGTGCAAGGCCAGATGAGATTGTTGGAATGAATATCTTTGGGGTCGGCTTGGTTTCCGCTTGTTTGGATTATGCGAATATTGATGTTGAAGTGAGTGAATACTTACACAGGCTTTTTGCAAATAATGCCGTGCCACCTTTGATTGCTACATTCCCAGAAAGGTTTGATATCGAAGAGTGGCATAAGCTCAAAGCATCTTGGAATGAAGAGTTACCAGATTACAAGTTGCGTGCTTTGCTTGGTGGTGGTATGCAATTGCAATTGCCACCGAAAAGCGAGCTTGGTGTGAACTACGATTCAGTCAGTGCGGATACACGCTCGCAAATTGCGCAAGTCTTTGGCGTGCCACCAGGAATGCTTACAGGTGAATTCCAAAACAGGGCAACTGCCGAAGTGCAATTCGCAATCTTTAGACAGAACACAATTGATCCAGAAGCGATATACATAGCAGAAGAGTTTACCAGGCATTTTCGACGATTCGAAGAAGACATTTTAATTGAGCCCGTTCCGTATGCATATGCGGATCCAGAACTTGACATGAAAAAAGAAGAGTTTGAATTGAAATGGGGAATCAAAACAATCAATGATTCAAGAAAAGAACGTGGGTACGATGCAATTGAAGGCGGTAATGTTGCGCTTATTGGCAATGGTTATATTCCTTTAGATAACGTTGGTATCCCAAAAGTTGCGCCAGCTTTTGCATCAAGAAGTTTTACCTTTAACAAGCGTGCAAAATTGCCAATTATAACAGCGGACAGCAAAGACGCTTTTTGGCGTGATTATGATTTACTTACAGAAAAATCGAGCGTGAAAATTGATACCGTAGTGCAAGAGATCATTCAACAATTAAAACAAGAAACTTTATCGAATATTGACAAAGGTTATTTGAGTTTAGCAAATCTTGAAATAAGTGATCAAGATTACGAAAAGTTTAACGCTTTAGTTGAAAAGGCTTGCTTGAACGTGCAAAATGAATTATTAAAAAGCTTTGATCTTAAAGAACAAGATTTAACAGGAACCGTTGGTGAACAAATTAAGAATCTTGCAAATGAGTCCGCAGTGAAAATTCGTGAAAGTGTTGACTTTATGAAATCCGAAATTGTGCAAGTGATTGAAAACAACGCTGGCGCAACAAAGCAAGAGCTTAAAGAAAAGCTACAAACAAAATTTACGCAACTTAGCGAAGGGCGTGCACGCACGATTGCAAACACGACCGCCGCCAATGTCACAAGCGGAATGCAACACGCTGTGTACAAAGATCTAGGCTTTAAAATGATGTGGTTGACACAAAGGGACGGCCTTGTAAGACCAGCACACAGAGAAGCCGACGGCGAAATGCAAGGAGCGGACGGGTATTTTACAGTTGGTGGTGAAAAGACAACAAGGCCACTTGGTGCGGGCTTAAGCGCAGGGAATGCAGTTAATTGCAGATGTCAAATATTTCCAGTAGAAGGCTAAAAACAAGGATATAAAATGAATATAATAAAACGCGAATTTGATCTTATAAAAAAAGATTATTACGAACACGGCGAACAACAAGATATATACACGTTTGTTGTAAGCACTCCAGAAGTTGACCGCTACGGAACCATCATAGTTCCAAGCGGTATCGATTACACAGCATATTTAAACAATCCGATTGTTTTGGCGCAACATGATTCAGACGATTGGCCGATTGGCAAATGCTTAGGTTTCATGATGAATAGCGAAAACTTAGAAGCAACTTTGCAATTTCATCGTATAACAGAAGAAGCATGCGAGGTTGCGGACTTGGTTGCGGCTGGTTATGTGCGTGCGGTTTCTGTCGGTATTATACCAATTGAAAGCGAAGAGCAAACAATCGACGGTAAAACAGTTATCGTATATACAAAGTCTGAACTAGTAGAATTCAGTGTGGTTTCAATACCAGCAAATCGAGAGGCTTTAATAAAGAAATCAATCAAACTTAAATTAGAAACAATTTTCAACAAACTTAAAAAGGTTTACAGAATGTTAACCCCCGAACAAACCCAAGCAATAACAGATAACTTTCTGCCGATATTGCAAGACGCCGCCCTCACTTACTTACGTGACGAGCTAGGCATTGCAGAAGAAGAAGCAGCGGCGGCGGCCGAAGCTGGCACCATGGCAGCAGCCGAAGCGATGCTCTTAATATTAAACGGCAACGCCCCAGAAGTTGCACCAACAGAAGCTCCAATTGAAGAGCCACCAGCTCCAGAAGTTGCAACAGCAAGCGTGCAAGCACCCGTGCAAAGAGTCGGCAAAAAGATTGCGGCTTCAACACAAGCGCAAATCGGTCAAGGCTTAAGCATGATTCAAGATGGATACAAGATAATAAATAAAGCAATTGTAAGCGAAGGCGCAAGGTCAATAAATATCAAGCCGTTGACAAAATTGTCAACTGACGAAATAATGAATTTAATCTAAATCAATAAAGGAAAATTTAAAAAATGGAAAATTTAATAGTAACACCAGAACAACTAAAAGAAGTTGTAAACAGAAAAGTTCAAGACACATTAAGAGCCTCAAATCCCTTAAACGTGCAAGGCAATTCAAACGGCTATGTAAGAATCAAAGCAGATCATGATTCACGTCGTGACCAAGCGCGCGTAATTGCAGATTACATTTTAGCAGTGCACAAAGGACGTGAAGGTGCTGCAGACGATATTGCAAGAAAGGCAAACGAAAAGTATTTAACACGTGCAAACTTCAACACAGGCACTGCAAATCAAGGCGGCGCAGCGGTTCCACAATTCTGGATCGAAGAAATCATGAATTTTGCCGATCGTTTTGGATATGCACGTGCACTTGCAAAAATCTATCCAATGCGTGGCAAAACTGAAAACCTTGTAAGCTCTGGAGCTTTCACAGGCGCCGTGGTTGCCGAAGGTTCTGGCTTAACTCTTACAGACTCAACATCATTCTTTACAGCAACTGCAATGACAGCCAAGAAAATCGTTGCTGGTGCCATCGTGTCAGAAGAGCAATTACAAGACGCAACACCAGCGTTCTTAGATTATGTAATTAACGGCCTTGGTCGTGCACTTGCAGAAACAGAAGACAAGCAGTTTTTCAATGGCGACGGCAATGCGCCAAATTTCACAGGCTTAACAGGCGTGTCAGGAACTACAGTTGTAAGACAAGGCGGAGCGAATAACTCTGGTAAAGATACATTCGGCGAAATCTCATGGACTGACTTGTGGAATTTACGCTTAGGTGTTAATTCGGGCGTTGGTGCAAATGGTGCGTTCGTAGTACCTCAATCAGTTTTCGGCTTCTTAATGAAAGAAACAGGCGGATCACGCCCAATATTTGACATGGTGCGTCCAATCGAAATTGCATCAATTGGCTTGACAGCTTTAGAAGGCAATTCATACTTCACACCTACAGGCCGTCCAATGCACGTCGTGCCAGATTCTTTATTCCCAACAAGCGCAGCGAACACAGCAAGTGCGTTTTATGCTGACTGGAATCAATTCACAGTAATGGGAATTCGTGAAGATGTAAGCGTAAACGAATACAAAGAATACTTTGGCGCAACTGGTTTAGGCGGTACACATCAAAAAGGTATTGAAGTTGTTGAGCGTGTTGCTTTTGCATTCCCTGCACCAAGCGCAATCGGTGTTCTTAAGACTTCAACCACCTAATTAGGAATTTGACATGTTGCAAAGCGTAATTTTATTAAAAGCATACGGCGGTGTTTCGGCTGGATATGAAACAGCATATTCAAAAGAAATAGCAGATAAACTAATTAAAGAAGGAATTGCAATTGCTTTACCAGTTGCAAAAATTGAACCCAAAAAGGTAGGTAAATAATATGCCATATACAAGTGCTTATCCAAAGCAATTCACAGCATTTATGAAGTTTCTTAACATGGAAACATCAGGCGATCCAACGGCGGAGGAGACAGCCTTGTATACTTGGTTTGATGATGTATTCACGACTTGTTACGTAGAGGCTGAAAGCTATTGCGGTCAGCCTTTGCGGACAGGTACAATACAATACCAATTTTACGCTTCTAAATGCCAACAGGGGCTCGAAGCGAATCACTCATGGAAGTTCGTACCATATAACGCAAACACAACGCTCACAGCCTTGCAATGGCGTGAAAATGAGTTTGCAACGTATGCAAATTACAGTGCAACGAATTATAATTATAATCAAGAGCCGTATGCAAATTATATCGTATTTCGTGACAAGTCCACAGGGCAATTCAAAGCTACTTTGTCCACAGGATGGACGGATACAAATATGCCGTATCAAATCTTGCAAGGTATTGCAGAAATGGCAGGATTAATATACAAGCAATCGCCAAACGGTGGCAATTGGTTCGGGCTTGGTTCGATCTCAAGCGGTGGGGCTGGTCAAACGGTGTCGAATAGCTTGAAAGAAAAGATTGACTGGCAAAAGTACTTTGCAAAGTACGTTATCCCAACGGTGTAAGATGCTGAATATAAACGAACTGGAAAACATCTTAAAGCCAATTATTAATGATCAGTTGTTGCGGTTTCCGTTTGTTATGCAAGCGTACATCGGTTCGAACATGGTCAACACTGGATTGAAAACAAGGATCGCACCCAGCACGAATGCAAGGCTTGAAATCAACACAGGAAATTTATTCAGAAGCTTTGCAAAGGGTGGCGTTGGTAATATATACAAGGCAAAAGTAAGCGGCGACTTATACGAACTTGAATACGGTTCGAGTTTGCCGTATGCAGCAATCCATGAATACGGCGGTTTTATAAAGTCAAAAGGTAAGATGCACAAGTATTTTTGGGCACGATTTGCAGAAACCAAAAACACGTACTTTAAAAACTTGGCATTGCACGTGCAAAAAAAAGGCGGTGTGCAAATTCCCAAACGTCCGTATTTTGCGCCGTCGGTAAGCAAGTTCAAAAGCAATGGCAAATATCAAGAAGATGTAAAAGCAAATGTAATAAAAGGAATAAGAGCATGGCAAGAGAATCAGCGGCGATCACAAGCATAATTGAAGAGCTTAGCAAAATGGAAGGCGTAAAAGTGTACGATCAAGTCCAGATTGATAAATGGAATACGTACAACTTTAATTATGTCGGCGTTTTGAGCGGAGCGGACACCCGTGAAAACGAATTATTTGAAGATGATTCAGCATATGCAAACCGTGGATCATTAGAAATTTATTTGCTTGTTGGCGTGCAAGTCAAGAAGTCAAACACACAAAAAGCAGTATTAAGAAACGCACTTGCAGATCTTTGCGAAAAGGTGGAGTATATGTTGCAAAACCATGGTATTGAATCGTACATAACTGACTACGAAAGCACAGAGTTTGCGCCCGTGCACTTTGTTGACTCGCAAGCCGTGACCTTTTCAGACGATGAAACAAAGGGCGTTGCATTCATGACATTCAGAACACTTTATTACAGGAATTAATATGCGTCTTTCTGTATGTGTTCTTTATTCAGACAACGAAAATTTAATTAGATGGCGTAAAGCTTTGCCAATCGAAAACGTGCAAATGATTGCACTTAAAACAACGCACGATGAAACAATTACAGAGCCAATATTTGAAGAAATTGGAGTCACGCCAAATCTGGTAGCTTTGCAATGGAAGTACAACGACTTTGAAGAACAATTCGACTTTTCATATTTGCGCAACAAATGCGATGAGTACGCCCAAGGCGACTGGATACTGCACATTGATTCGGATGAATACTTAACGACGCCCCACGCCGATTTGTGGGCGTTTCTTGATGCTTTAGATGAGACAGATGCGGTGGCAGGATACGTAACTGTATACGGCTTGCTTAATAAAAGCGGTAAGATTCGAGATCGATATGCAAATCCAAACATGAGATTGCATAGGCGGTCGGCTGGATTGAAGTGGAGCGGTATTTGTCACGAGACTTTAGACGCCGACGCACATAAAGGAACTTGGGCGGATACTGAAATCATGTTATATCACGAAGGCTATATGATTGAAGAAGACGAATTTAATTTTAAAGGCATTCGAAATGCAAAATTGTTAATAAGAGAATATCGACGAGAAAAAAGCGAAAGAAACTGGAATTATTTACATAGAACATTCACATTAATTAAACAAGGATAATACCATGGCAGTTATAGGTGGCGGTAACCTCTCTGTGTTTTTTACAGCGGACGAAGTTTACGGAACAGTAGGCACAACAAAACTTGCAACTTTTACAAAAAAAGTAAAAACAAGCGTTTCAAGAACAAATTTTACTTTAGATCAAAACGAAGACAGCCCAGAATTAACATCGTTTTTTGATGCTTACGCACCCGTTCAACAAGCAACTAGCGATGCTGGTGAATACGAAGACGGCGTAAAATTCAATTCAGCAACTGCAAATAGTCAAACACTTTTACAAATTGTGTACGGTGGCAAATTAGCAAGCACCGACGCACTAACAACTACAAAGCGCAAAGTTATATTGATGCTTTGCAAATTGGCACAAGATACTGGGTCTTTTGACATGGAATCTGGCAAATATACAAAACCAAAAGTTTCTGGCGAAGTTGTAAACAATGATGTTGTTGTAACAGTAGGCACAGCTTTATTTGATGTTCTTTACGTTTCAGCAGCGGCGGCGATTACGATACCAATCGATACAGGATACAAAGAAGTTTGGATCACTTGCAATAAGTAATCTGATTTTACAACGGGGCGGAAAGTCCGCCCCTTATTTTAAACATGGAGAAAAGTATGAGATTATATCTAAACGAAATTGAACAAGAAGTTCCCTTATATACAATATTGACGCCAGCGCTTTATGACAAGGTGTCACCTTTATTGCAACAACTTGCAAACACCAAAGGAGCGCAAACCGCAGCGGAATCCGAAATCATGGAAAAGGTTTTTAGCACTCCACACTTGCAAGAGCAAATTGATTTAAGCAAAGGAACCGACGCATTCACAGCAATTATGGGCGACTTTAGGTTTCAAGAAATTGTAAAAGATGCTTACTTGAAAGTAAGACGGGATTTATTCGATTGTATTAATATCGATGCGAGTACAATTCCTGCAATCTTTACACTTGTGAAAAATGTAATTAACATAAAGAAAATTGATAATGCTGATTTATTAGCAAGTATTCAAAGTGAGATTGATTCAGAATTTTGGCAGGCTCAAGATCTGGATGGTATCTTGGATGAACTTAAGTTTTTTCGTTCGACAGTTTGCAAACGAATCAGAATTAGTTGAATATTACTTAAGCGAGCTAACAGTATTTAATGATGCAGATGACAAGGAATTTGAAGAAGAGGAAAGCGAAGCGGAGCGGTATCTTGAAAAGGATTTAATGAGCAAGTATTTTATTTTCAAAGGCGTTGCAAATGGCAATGTTGGCGAATTTATGAAGCTTTATTATGAGATCTCGAGACTTGATGTTATTCAAATGTACGCCTTTAATATAACGTACAAAAAAGAACAATATAATGCGGAGCGCCGACGCCATGGCAGATGATATAAAAGTAAAACTAGGTTTGGATGTTGGAGCCCTTTTTGCAAATCTTGACAAGGTTGTAAGCAAGCTTTCAGAGGTTGCAAACACAGCCGACAAAGCCGAAAAGGAAATTGGTCAAATCGATGATCAAAAAATTGATATCGATACAACACAAGCCAAAAGTTCTTTAGAAGGTTTGTCAAATGATGCCAAAGGATTTGGCAGTCAAATCAAAGAAGCCTTTTCAGCCCCAAAGTTAATTGAAGGCTTGTCAGCTGGTTTTACAAGGTCTTTGGCATCTGGTGGCATTGATATTGCATTACAAGGTATTACCGCCCTTGGGGGTGCAATCTTTGATGGTGCCGTGCGTGCCGATGAATTTGGGGACAAGCTCGAAGTTGCATTTAGCCAACAAGGCGTAAAAGATATACAAGGCGAGATTGAAAAGGTAAGGGCGTCGAGTTTAGGGCTTGCAAATGATCTTGGGATGCCAGTTGAACGCACCAGGGAACTTGCATCTACAGTCGCGCAACTTGGAGGCGTCACGGGGGCGCAAGCCGAAGGCTTAACAAAGTTAGCAGCAGGGATTGAAACTTTCACAGACGGAACCGTAAAAGGCGAAGCGGTTGCGAAAGCCTTTTCACGTGGACTTGCTGATCCAGAAGGGGCAGCCGCAATTGAAGCACTTAGCAAGAAATACCCACAACTTGCAGAAACCTTAAAAAGCACCTTGAGCCCAACTGAAAAACTAGCCGAAGCAAATAAGATTCTTGGCACGTCTTTTGAAACTGTAAAAAATCAACAAAGCGATGCTGGTGGAACGTTCAACAAATTAAGCAATTCAGTAAGCGAAGCGTTTGAAAAAATTGGCTCAACTTTAAATGATGTATTGAATACAATAATTCCGATTTTTACAGAAACTTTAGGGCCAGCTTTTGCAGATTTAAGTAATTCAATAACTGGGTATTTTGAAAGAATTTGGTCAGTTGCTGAACCAATATGGGCATTGATAGGTGGAGCGATAATGATAACAATTGGCAATATTATTAATGTTGTCACAGAGGTTGCAAATGTAATATTTGACAATTTGATTTATGCATTCGATCAAGTAGTTGGAGCAGTCCAGCCCCTTATTGATGCAATAAAATCCGCCCTTGGTATTGACGGCGCAATGGGTGAGGGTATTGATGCTGTACAAATCTTGCAAGATGTTATGAACGGGTTTGCAGAAGCAATAAGCATTGTTTTTGATGTTGTTGCTGGTTTTGGCAGAATGGTTATTGATGTCGTTGTTGCGGCTTTAAAGATTATGATTAATAATTTGATAACCGTTGGAACTGCAATCGTAGATTTTGGTAAATTTATAGGCAATTTAATACTTCAAATACCAGGCGTAACAGCCGTGTTCAATGGTCTTAAAGATGCATTTAATGTAGTGTATAATTTCTTTGCAAATTTGCCACAAGTAATAAATGATGTGCAAATATATTTGAAAGCAATTGGATACACGTTTCAAAGTATTTTCGGCATTCTTAAAGAATCTTTTGACGCTGCCCTTAATTTGGATTTTGGCAAAGCAGCGGACAAACTTGCAAGCGTTTTTCAATCTCAAACTTGGGTCTCTGCATTTTCAAGCAATTTGCAAAAAGCACGTAATGAATTGCAAACAACGACCGCCCAAGTTGGCGAATTAAAAAAGTCGTTTGATGAAGTTTCTGCGAAAACAGTAACTCCAAAAGCAAAAAGTGGTACTGGAAAAGCAATTGCAAAACAAGTAAAAGAAGAAGCTGAAAAAGAAACAAACGACAAGCCAATTAATGTAAAAGTTGTATTAGGCGGTGAAAATGACAAAGAACTTCAATCACAACTTAAAACCGCTTTATCTGGATTAGAAAAAGAATCAGGAACTATTCAAACATCTTTAGAAAAACTGGTTCCAGAAATTGGCGCAAAAACACAAGAAGAATTAGACAGTACAATTGCACAGTACGAATCTTATGTTCAATTCATTAAACAACAATCTTTAGAAATTGAAGAAGCTCGAAATATTGCAATTGGCCTTGGAGACGAAAAGGCGCAACAGCAATTAGACAATATTATCAGTTACAACACACAAGCTTTAGAAGCAACCAAAACAAGCTTAAAAAAATATACAGATGAATCCGCAAAAACAATCGGCAATAACACACTTGAATACCAAGTTCAAACGGCATTGCAAACAAGCTTTTTGAATGAGTTCAACTCCGAAAAAATCCGCAAAGAAAGAGAAACAAACGAAGCAATAAAAAAGGAACGCCTTGGAGCTTTGGACGCCGAAGAAAAGGACTTAAACAAGTCACTTGCAAAACGTGAAATAAGCGCCGAAGATTACGCCGCAAAATTAGCAGACATAAACAAAGGGCGTCAAGATGCTCAAGAAAATTCAGAAATCTCAGTTTTTAAGCGTGTAAAGCGAGCAGGTGAAAAGATTGTTAGCGAAGTCTTATCAAAGCAGGGCGAATCATTCAGGAAGCAAGCTAGTGCCATGGAAGGCGGTTCCAAAGTAATGTATGAAGCCATGGGTGGCCTTGCAACTCAATTCGGCGTCTTAGCGGCAAGCGGAACGGCGACACTTAAAGACTTTGCAAGTGCTTCACTTGATATTGCAGTCGATGCGCTCATGAAAATGGTTCCGATTTTTACAGCTCAAATATTTGGAACTACAGTCGGTGAACTTGGTCTAGGTGGTCTTGCAGTTGCGGCGGGTTTGCAAATTGTTCTTATGGGTTTAATTTCGGCGGCTAGGTCGTCTGCAGGCTTTAAAGACGGCGTTGTAGGCTTGGACGGCAGTGGAACCGAAACAAGTGATTCGATACCAGCATGGCTCTCACGTGGTGAGTCTGTGATTACAGCACGTGCAACGAAAAACAACAAAGAAGAACTTGAATTCATGAATCGCACAGGCTTAAGCATTGGTGAATTTTATAGAAGCAATATGCCACAAACGTCGGTGAGCGTAACTCCAGACGGCGACTTAATACGTGAGGTGCGTAAATTACGTGAAGAGACCAGAGGGCTTGGAATGCGAATTCAAAGAAATACCAGTGTCGAGGTGTCTGGCGTGCTTACAGCGGATTCAAAAAGCATCAATGCAATGATTGTTCAACAAAAACGCCGTGAAGCAAGGAGATAATAAAATGGCAGCAAGATGGAAAGCGGTAATACAAGGGAGTAATGATCCAGCATACCCAGACAATTATTCAATTGCACTTGATATTCTAGGTATATTCCCAACGTACGAAGTCGAATCCGAAACACAAACAAGCATGAACGGCACGCAAATAGGGCGCCGTAAATTCCGCACAGTGCTCGAAATTGATTGCATCCCATTATCTACTTGGGATTATGCCAATATCACGACCACAGAGGCTATACGGTACCTTATTGAAAATATACTAAGCAGAACGTATTGCAGGATCAAAGCGGCTAATCCTCCAGATGAAAAGCTTCCTGAACGGTATTCAGATGCAACAAACTTTCCGCTTACCGCTGCTTTATTGCCGTTCGAATTTGTAAAATGCGATATTGCAGTGACACAGGCTTGGGCTTCTGGAAATGAAAAACTTACACTCACTTGTTATGCGAAAACATTATAATGGCAATACTAAATAAATATTACACGACGTGGACAAGTGACGATTCTCAAATGTATAAACTTGAGATCATACCCTCGCATAATCAAGTAGATACGGCGGATACTTATGCAAGTGGGTTTGTTGTCACTCAATTGCCAAATGATTTCTTATTGAAAGATATGACCTTGGATCTGGATCTTGGTGACATACCAGTCGGATTAATGAATTCAACACTTAAATTAAATTTTAATATCGGAGCGGATGGCACAGGAGTTTCTAATTATTCAAGTTTAAGAACCAAGCTTTTACGTGGTACTGATAGCAGTAATTTCCCATTTAGTGATTCATTCGTTGTTATAGATACTTTCGGTTATTTTGGTTTTCAATGCTTCAATACTTTTATCTTGTCAAGAAGTGACAACGGTGGTTCAACTTACGTGCCAATTTTTATAGGGTGCCAAAAGTTTGCAGCGGAAAACGATATTGAACTGACAAAGTTAAGCCCAGTTATTAAATTAAGTATCGAAGTTTATGATATTACAAGATGTATAGGCGAAATGATACGGCCTGAAATTTGGTTCGCTTACTTGAAAGCAACTAACGATGATGTTAATTATGGCCAATATTGCACAACGTTTGTAAAAGAAGATAAAGAGTATCGCGAAATACAAATATCTTCGCATAATCAAACTGGATCCTTGAAAGGATTTTTAACGGATCGCTTAACAAATGGATTGACATTTAAAATTCAAACATTCTATCAATTATATGCTAAAATTACTAGAATGTATAGCGATCATTTCAGGTCTATAATGTGTGAATATGTGACTTTGGATTTTGGCAATTTTTTTATCACAATGAATTTCAAAAGCCAAAGGACTTGGACAACTAGCCCCACAAACTTCACAGATCAAATGGATACAGTGTGTTATATATCTGAAATTAACCAAGTAGGATATTCAAGTAATTTGCACCCGCTTATCTATGGCAATTGTATTGGTGGTATGCTATTTGACAAAGAAGGTTTTGGGCAATATTCAAATTTTCATGAAGTTGCAGCGGCTTTATTTGAAAACTTTATGCAAAAAGTTAATTATGAATATGAAATAACGAACACACCAAATATAGCGGTAGATTTAGTTCCAGATTATGTTATACCAACAGTTTCTGCGCAATTTGCAGCATCTCAAAGCAATTTATATGATTCGATCAAATTCAAGTTATTCAATGAAACGCTCAACACTTGTAAAGCGGTTGTAAGTAATATAAAAGGGGATAGCGATACAACGGATTGGTCTTATAGCGTGCAAACAACAAGCGGCGATAATTCAAAAGATCTTAAATTTTTATTCCATAATTTGCCGTTATTGACGTATAGAAATAATACAAATAATGGCTTTTTTGATAATGGAGAAGAATTTATAGACTATTATCGCAATACAATCAATATTGGTACTCTTGTTTATTTAAGTGACGATGGTATAGTTCGCAAAGTTGATAGTCAGTGCGGAACTAGTTGGTTTTATGATTATATTGATTATTCAACAACGATTAATACTTCACAGACTCTTGTACAACAAATAATAACAGAACAGCAACAAAGCGGGTTGATGCAAAATGCTTGCTTTGCAATTGTGCAATTTATGGGGCTTTCTACTTTCAAACTTGCAGAATTTAGAACAAGAGCAAGTTTGCTCAAGCCTGAAAAGTTTAGCAAATATGGTACATTAAATTATTACGGTCTTAATCCTATTATTGGCGACTGGGATCCTGCTGGAACTCTTGCACGTGGAACAATTACAAAATATAATCTTGATATATATTCTGGAATGGCAGATGTTACAATGATGATAAATGGAGTGCAAACTTAATGAAATTTAACGAACCAATAAGCCCGAAAGGAATTGGACGCAATCAAGTTGCATTCAATTTGCCAGCAACAGGCCAACTTATCGACTTAATACAACAAGAAGAAAACGACGACTCAACACAAGTTAATTTGCAAGAAGCCGTTTCACGTTCAACAGCCTTAAGCCGTGTGATTGCATACAGCGCAGCGTCAAGCGCAATTGCAAATAATTACGCAGAACCTTTTGGACTAGCTGAAATAAAAGACTTCACAATCAACCACGCTGGCCCTTCAAATTGGAGCCAAGTGACAGTAACTTTTAGAACAAATTACTTTTATAGTTACGGACCAGAAAATTCGAATTACTTTTTAAGTGCAGATGGATCAACAATAAAAGTTAATCGTTCAGGATGGTACCAAGTGCAAGCCATGTTGTATATTGGTGATCACCACGGCAATCATGTTTATATGCTTAAAGCATATTCAGAAGAGCAAATAGATCAAGTCTTGCATGGTGGTGATTACGTTGAAACAAATGATTATCCAACATTACGCCTTTCACAATTAGTACCCGTAATTGGTTTCGATCTTTACAAAGAAAACAAGCCGAATATTTCTGCAATTGAAAGCGGTGGTTTTAAGCTTGATCTTTTTATATATGGTTTAAGTAATGACATAACAATTACAAATGCAAATTCGCAATTATGGCTTCAAGCAATATGGCTAGCCCCCTTAAGAAATTCAATCACACTTAATCCGTCATAAATAATATGGAATTATACACAGGCCTCACAGGCAAAGACACAACGCTTCAAAGCTTTGATTTTGGCGTTTTAGATACCGCCGCTTATGCAAGTGGTGACATACTTACAAGTTCAGCAATTGCAGTAAGTGGAGCCCGTTATTTGGGCATGGGTGGCACTATTGAACGGATCATTCTGAAAGAAACAACTTCTGGAACACTTGCTTTGCCAGATTTGCGCCTTTGGATATTTGGCGACTCAATCACACCAGCCACACGAAATGCACCACAGGCGTTCCTTAGTTCACAGCTTTCATTCTTGGTCGGTTACGTGGACATTGCGGCGGGTTCTTGGATAAACGGAGCAACAGGTGTTGCAATTAATACAGTTACGCCAAATTTACCGTTTGTTTGCCAGTCAACTTCAAAAACGTTGTATATCGTGCCAGAATGCAAGTCGGCTGAAACCTACGCATCTGGAGCTACGATCACAGGGCAAATCGTGGTAACACGCAACTAAACAAAAAAAACCACAAGGGGAAGAACCTTGTGGCCTAATTAGAAGACTTTACTTATTAACCTTTCGGAATAAAAAATTAATTAGTGATTGCAATATAATAAAAAAGTCCAAATTAATCCCATTTAATTTGAACTTTCTGTAATACCTTAATATCATGCGAGTAATATTAAGTGATTTGTATTGCAAATATATTACTTTTGCACTTGTTCTGCAAGCGCTAGTTTTTCGGCTTGTTCTTTTGACAAGCCGTCGCAGTATTGCAATATCGCAGCCCTTTCTTCAAATAAATCTTGATTAAACATGAAAGTTACCTACACAAAAGTAGATGGAAAAATATTCTCTATATATACCGAAAAGATAAGCACGATTGAAGCACTTATTCTGGATGCAAATATACAACACATTGAGTGCTTTTTTGTTACACAAAGAGAAAAACAAATATTGTGCAAATTTTTTGAAAAAAAATATCTTGTGCAAAACCTTGAATTTATGCGGTCAGTAAGGGTGTATAAAAAATAAATAAAAAAAAGTTTTGCAAGTGGTTAAAAAAGCCTTATATTTGTATCAACAAACAAGCACAATAACACAAACGGAGACGGAAATGACAAAGCACTGGTTAGATTATAAACTTAGAATTCTTAATTCAGACGGTACTATATTAAATGCAAATACTGATTTGAATAGTTGGTTTTCTGTTAATGAAGCTCGTGAACTTTGTAATTATGAAATAGGACAAAGAATCTTTAGACATAATGGCGAACGTTTTTGCGAAGAGATTTTTCTAGGAATTGCTTAAAAAAAGTTTTGCAAGTGGTTAAAAAATATTGTAATTTTGAAACAACAAATAAACGGAGAAAGAACATGGAAACGTACGAAGAACTAATCAAGCAACGCGACTACTACAAAAGCGTTGCTGATAAGCACAACAACTTAATTGACAATGCAAAATTCTGGATCGGGCTGGTAATTGTGATTTTGATTAGCAGCGTCGAATATGACATTGTTTACGAATTTATTAGGAGCTTATTATGAACGAATGGCTAACGCCAAAAGAAGTAGCAATCTTGCTGAAAGTTTCACGCGTCTATGTCGATTACCTTATTAAAGGTCGATTGCGAAAGTTGAAAAACAGAACGTACACCACGCCGCCCGTATTTACAAACTTGCAAAAAACAGATTGTGCACAAAAGTCACATTATTTGATACATTACAAAGAACTGGAGAAGTTGAGATGATAAAAGTATACAGCCAAGCAGACAGCCTAGCGCATCAAGGTTTAAACATTCTTATTTATGGTGATCCTGGTATTGGTAAAACCACACTCGCAAACACCGCACCAAATCCACTTGTTTTGGATTTCGACAGAGGTTCTCACAGAGCTTCGCATCGCCGTGGAAACGTCGTGCAGTTTGATTCATATCAAGATATCATAAGCTCACAAAAAGAGCTCACAGAGCTTATTGCAAAGCATGAATCTGTCGTGATCGATACCGCTGGCACCATGATTGAACTTATGCAGATGTACTTGCAAACTTCACAGCCAGCACTTGCAAGAAACGGAATCAAGCTCTGGGGCGAAACAAAAAAGTTGTTTGCGGAATTTTTTGCACCGTTAAAATTAAGCGGTAAAAATGTCATATTTCTTGCGCATGCAAAAGAGAAAGAAGAGGGCGATTTCAGAATAAAACGTCCACTTGTTCAGGGCGGTTCTTATGACTTGCTTATGCAATCTTGTGATCTTGTTGGGTATTACACGACCGTAAACAACAAACGCATCTTAACTTTTGATTTAAGCGATACCGTAACCGCAAAAAATTGCGCTGGGATTGAACCCGTGCTTATTCAAGAAGTTGATTCAATGGGCGGTACCCTCGAAAACATCATAAAGCACACGCACGAATCACTTATTAAGCGTTCCAAAGAACAAGAAGAAGCAATAAGCCTTGTGAGTGAATGGATGCAGAAAGCAATGACTTCAAAAGATGCAAACAAGTTTATGCAAGAAATGGCAAAAGCCAATTTGCAAGCAAGCATAAAAAAAGCGGTTTGGGCTGGTGTGCAACAAACATTTAATAGCCGTGGACTTGCATACAATGTTGAAAGCAAGTTGTGGGAGGGCGTGCAATGATTAAGCAACAAACGGCGGTGGAGTGGTTAGAGGAACAAATATCGAATTCATCATATTATCAAAAACTGATTGAAGATATTGAAAGCCCGTTACAAGTGCAAATCGAAGGTAAAAGTAAAACCCTTAAACCTAAGAGTATTATCCAACAAGCTAAGCAAATAGAAAAAGAGCAAATTGTTGATGCGCATTTACTCGGACTTGTACTTGATTTGACAAAAGATGCATACACGCAAGCAGAACAATACTATCAACAAACCTATGGAGGCGACCATGAATAGAGAACAAATTGAAGGCTTTTTATTAATCTTGGCTATTTTTGCGATTGGGTTTTGCGTTGGCGTTTTTATGTATAGAATATTTTTTTAATCAAAGGAGAAGCGAGATGATTAACATCAATAAAGTGATAGAAGAAAACATAATAGAATATTATAGCGACTTTCAATCGCTAAGCGATTTGCAAGACGATTACACAGGCTATATAAGTTTGCCAGATCGCAATTCAGATATTTGCAAAGATATTTACTCAATCATTAAGCGTGACTTAATGGCGCAATGTAAAACAGATATTATGCATTATATTCTTGAGGATGTTTGCAACTTGATCGACTGGGATTATATCACAGGCGAACTCCAGAACTACTACTTTGCGGAGCCATCACATGATTAAAGTCAGTGCAACAAATCTGGAATCATACAGAAGATATATAAATGAGCGCATCACTCTTGATGCGCTTGTGGATTCCATCTTAAGACGCTTCGAACCAAATGACAAGATGATCAAAGGTACCAAGTTTCACGAGATGCTACAAAGCAAAGATCCAGCGCCGTATAAAGAATACTTTTCACAGGATTGCATAACAGCATCCCGCAACTTTATGGATTACCGGAGCCCGCTTTTTGAAATCAAAGTGCGTAAAACTTATGAAACAACACGGGGGCTTGTTTCACTGACTGGAATGGCGGATCAAATTATTGGCAATAAGGTTGTTGAAATCAAAACAACGTATTCACCTATCCAATACGAAACCTATGCAGATTCTTTGCAATGGCGTGTGTATTGCGATGTATTCCAAGCTCCAGAAGTGCAATACAATGTGTTTGAATTTAAAGACACGCTAGCAAATGATTTCAAGAATTGCGCATTCTTTAACTTTTTTGCGCCCGCAAATAATCATGAAACCGTTAATCAATGGGTTTCTGATTACACAGACTTTTTATATTTGGTTGGGCTCGAAAACGCTCTGGAGGTGCAACTGTGAACATGACACGACAAATGTTTAGAAGTCAATATGCATCTTGGTTATTATTCTGGAGGTGCGTATGCAAAAAGTTATTCAATACCTAGGAATGCCAGATTCATTCAAAAAGGATATTCCAATGAGCGTGCAACTTAAAGCCGAAAGGCTTAAGTTGTTTCCGCAAAATAAAAAGCAAAAAGCGGAAATTGCACGGCGAAATTATTCACATGAACAAGTCACAAAAGTACTTTCTTTTAATAAAGTCGAATCAATTGAAACTACCGCATTTTATTTTATTAATGAAGCTTGCGCCTTTCTTGATATAAATTTCGACGACTTCAACACAAAAAAAGCAAATAAGTACACTGGAGTCAATTATGATCTTTATTCATTGGTTTACTACTTAAGAAGTCGCGAAGTTTGCAAGCTCAGTTTTATGCAACAATATATATTTATTGAAAGGAATATATATAATTACAAACGGCATATACCTGACTACATAAACAAAAAAAGATATATCGATTTATTTAATTATTTGGATACACTGCTATGAAATGGCAATTACTAACAAACCACACAGCCCATGGCGAATGGGTTCTTTTGAAGTGGGAAGTTATGGGCGAAATACGATACAAAATCGGACGCCTTGATCACGATGGTTTCGGCTTCATGTGTTTGCACCCTTTCGAATATTTAAACGTACGAGAATTAATGAATTTAACAGCATTTTACTTTAGGATTAAGGAGATAAGAGAATGAAGTGGAATAAATTAGAATATGGCAAATGGCCTACAGGCAGGATCGCATTACGGATAGTATCTGATAATGGGTATGTAAATTTTGAAATTGTTGAAATTAAAAAAAACAATGTAAGCAATCAAACTTATTTTATTAAGAACAAAGACGGAATAAATAAAATAATTAGCATTGATTCTATATTCGACACCGAACCGCATTACATTGAACTTGACAAACTGGAGATGCCGTCATGACACTTAGTGAGCAACTTAAAGAAGAGCGCATGAAACTTTTTGGCATAACGTACAAGCCAAAACAAGAAAAGCTTATTGGCGAAACGCCCGAGATAATGAAAAAATACATGTACAAAAAAAACAGCTTTAATAAAGATCCAGATCTTGCAATCAACAAAATCACAACTTGGCTAGCTCAAGAAAAGCAAGTAGATATCGACGACATTTATTCAAATAAAAGATACCGTAGTTTAGCAGATGCAAGACATATTTTGTTCTTTTTACTGTATTTTACTTTGCCAATTACTCAAACCCACATAGGCGAAAAGTTTAATAAGCATCCTTCAAGTGTTGTGCACTCAATTATCAAAGTCAAATCTTTATTTATCGATTCGCTTGACTTTAAAGCGTTTATTAAGCATTTTGAAAGTTTTTATTTTGATAGGGTGGCATAATGAATATATCGATATTCAAAACGGCAATGGATACAACGCCAGAAGCAAACATATCTTTTTATACCTTCTTAGGTTATGTAAAAGACGGCAGGTGGGAGGATCAAGTGCACGAGGTTCGAACTGGCAAGCGTGAAAAGAAAACAATGCCAGCCGTGACACCATCTGGAACGTTCAAGAAACGAAATGCAGATTCAATCGACCAGCATTCGAATATTATAAGCATTGACATCGATATAAAAGACAATGCAGATGCCAACATTGAAGCACTGAAGCAAGATCCATATACGTGGGCGGTTCATCATTCAATAGGCGGTTATGGTTGGGTGGCATATTTCAAGATCGAACCCGAAAAACACTTACAAGCGTATTACGGCCTTGAAAAGTACCTAGCAGACTTTTATAAAGTGGTTGCTGATAAATCTTGTAAAGATGTTTCACGGCTTCGATATGTATCTTTTGATCCACACTTATACCAAAGAGACCAGGAACCAAAGGTATTCAAAATATATGTTAAAGATGTTGTAAAAGAAGTCGAACGTACGTCAATTATTGCACTTGATGACGATTATCAATACATCATTCAACAAATTCAACAAAGGAACATCGACTTAACCGCAGGTGGGTACCACGATTGGCTCCAGATCGCTTTTGCACTCGCAAACGGACTTGGAGAGCAAGGACGCCAGCTATTCCACGCTGTGAGCTCGCAAAGCCCGAAATATGATGAATTCCAAACGGATGCGAAGTACAACGAATGCTTGAAAAGCAAAAATGGTGCTGTTAGCCTGAACACGTTCTTTTATCTGTGTTCAAAAGCTGGAATCATTACACAAACCGAAAAAACAAAAACAATTATTGCAGTTGCGCAATATGCCAAAGGGCGTGACTCGCAATCTGTTGAACAGCAAAAGGCTTCAACACTTAAAGCACTTGATCAAAAGGGTATTACAGGCTCTGAAGTTGTTGCAACAGTTGACAAAGCATTTGAAGTTGATATCAAATCGAAAAAAGCGCAAAAAAGTTCAGGCGAAATCGAATCAATCAAAGCAATGTTGAACGTACATAACTTAAAATATAACCTGGTGACGCAAAGCATGGAAATTGACGGGCGCAACTTTACAGATCGTGAATTCAATACCATCTTTATTCAACTACGTGAACAACTAGGCAATACCGTGCAATCGCAAATAGTAAACAGCATAATCGACAGCGATAACACGCCAAGCTTCAATCCTTTTACCGAATATCTTGAGCAATGCAAGGGCGTGCAAACAAGCGGTCATATTGCAAAGCTTTGTAGATCAATTATTTACAAAGAAAGCAAACATATGTCACCAGCAACGCTTGAACATTACGTTAAAAAATGGCTTCTTGGCATAATTGCTTCAATGCACGGAATACACTCGGTTACAATCTTGGTTCTTTGCGGTGGTCAAGGCATTGGTAAAACGAACTTTTTTAGAAAGTTACTTCCAGAACCTTTGCATAAATATTACGCAGAATCAAAACTAGATCTTGGTAAAGATGATCTTATTCTTATGTGTAATAAGCTTATAATATGCGATGATGAATTTGGCGGTAAGTCCAAAAAAGAAGAAAGTTTGCTTAAAGAATTAAGCTCAAAACAAGTGTTTTCGGTTAGGCCACCATATCAAAAACGCAACATCGATATGCAAAGATATGCCGTGCTTTGTGGCACGTCAAATGATTCGCAACTGCTTAATGACTTAACCGGGAACCGCAGAATCATTCCGATTGATATCACTGCAATTAACTGGGAT